CCCCTCCAAAATGCCCCCCCAGCCCCCAATTTTAAGGCAATAAATAAATGTTTTTGGTGCCGATTTTGTGCAGCTTTGGCCCAAGCCTTTGATTCTATTAGAGCCGGTTACAGGTTGGCTACCTCTAACCTTATTTTTATCACTTTCCGCGCGAACTGCTACGCCGAGGCAATCGCGAACAGAAACCATCATTACAACATTTTTTTCGGAATAAACCAAGTCACTCACACGTCTACAATTTAAGACCACCAATTTTATTTATTGACACCTACAACACGATTGTAGTAGTACGTTCATAGTAACTAAAAATTACGACAACCAAGGGAATAGTTCAATGACCAACAACGTAATAAAGTACAAATCATATTCTGATGATTATGACAAACTAATGAACCTCGAACTAAGCATTATTAAAAATGCTTACAACAATTTTCGCTTTCCGTATTCGTTTGCTTTGCCAAACGAGATCACAGGAATGCAAGAGATTGCCGTTTTAGATGGTTCACAACCAAATTACGCAGACGATTTCACAAACGCATTTTTTTATAAGCAATGCGGTCCTTTTGACGAAGATGGCGACTATATAACTCTGGCAGATTATCCCCGCCATAAAAGCCGCCTACGGTTTTTATTTAAATCAGAACACGCCGCACAAGAGGCGCTATTAGCAATTAAATTAAAAATAGAATCTAAGCATGTGAAACACGCGAATAAGGGGGGAATAAATTAATGGAAACACTCGGACTGATTATGACGCTAGGAATATTTTTCGGCTTGCCGATGGCTTTTTGCTTGGATGAATTTGCAAGATCTTGGAGCGCTACAAAATGACCAAATACATGACAATTCATTTAAGAGACAGGGTTGCTGATGACACTGATGATTTTGATGATTCTAATATTCGAGTTAGAATCATCAAACCAGTTTCAGTGATTGAAGTTGAGCCATCAATGATTGGATACTACCATGAGATTGCAGGCGATTGGGGTTTCCTACACCTTGAAGGCGACGGATATCAGTGGCGGTGCGAGGATGATAATGAAATTTTTGATTATGTTTTTATCCGGCCTTTTGATGTCGAGTTCAAAAGCACGGTCAAACATACTGTGATTAATTGGAAAACTAAAGAACCACACACGACTTAAACGCCCCAAAGCGCGGTTGCAGCCGCGCAATGGAGCTAATCAAAATTTGATAGTGAGGTATCAAACAATGACTAATTACTACCTAAATCGTAAATCACAAAACCGCAAGACTGGTCCAATTCCAGTTTCCACAACATCCGCTAAAACGTGTCCTAATTCATGCCCGTTCAAAAATAACGGTTGCTATGCTAATGGGTTTCCGCTCAAAGGTCGCTGGCAAGAGGTCACAGAAGGGAAGCGTGGCACGGATTTAGAAAAATTTTGCCACGAAATAGCAGCACTGCCTGACGGCCAGCTTTGGCGACATAACCAAGCTGGCGATTTGCCTGGAGACGGGCACAAAATTAGCGTTGCTGATTTATCGTCGATTGTGAAAGCCAACAAAAACAAGCGTGGATTTACGTTTACTCATTATGACGCAAACATTGCCGCAAATGCCAAGGCAATCGCAAAGGCCAACAAAAACGGTTTTACAATTAACCTGAGTGCTAACAATGTGGAACATGCCGACAAATTAGCGGCATTGGATATCGGACCAGTTGCTACAGTTCTTCCGCTTGACTTTCAAGGCCCAACTGCAAAAACGCCAAGTGGGCGCAAGATAGCGCAATGCCCCGCAACGTTCAAAGATACCTCTTGCAAAGATTGCCAACTATGTCAGCGAGTAAACCGTTCCGTCATTGTTGGCTTCCCGGCGCATGGCAACGGCAAGCGCATGGCTCATAACGTTGTTGTGGGAGTTGAATAATGGACATTACAACAGGCACCATCGTTCAATTCACTGAAGGCGTATTCGGCGGCTCCTGGCGTCAGCCAAGGCACCTTGGCGACCGAACTATAACGGGCAAAGTTATAAAGGAAAGTTACGGCGCAAAACGCGGTCAGCATACTTTCACAATCGCGGTAAGTGATTGCACTGGCTTTGCCGCCGCCGAAGTTTTGAACCGCGACAAGATTTGCCGCAAAGGCCGCAACGTATACAAAAATTGCAGAATTATTGAGCGGCCTGAAAACCATTGCGAGTTGGCGACAGAAAAACACGCGCGCGCAGCACTGGCAAAACAGCGTAAGCGCGACAACTGGCTTGCTGAAGGCAAATTGCATAAACTACCAGCAGAATATTGGAGTTAAATTATGAACGCTGATACAAAAATTGCAAAAGCAATCGCAAGCTATTGCCGCACAACTGATACTTTTGTTGAAGATTTACGACCAAAAGAGGTTCGGCTAATTGCGGAAAGCGCACAATGCAAACCAAAACGGGTTTTCGAATATATTGAATACTGGCACGGCCATGATGAAACGGGAGAAGAGTGATGGTTAAAATACCAGCCGTAGAAGAAGTCGAAGGCGTCAACTTCGCCCCTGACCCTGACGAAACTTTGATAGATCAAGTTAACGATTTATTGGAAACTGCGGATGACAGGTACGACGAAATGATGGACCGGATCGCAAAACATGGGGACGACGCAGATATTGAAGACGTAACCCCTGTTTTTAACCTGCTAGACGCAATGAAACTTATAGAGGCGGCTATGTTAAAAATAGAAAGGAACGACTAATGAATATTGAAATTAATGAAACCTACAGAAAAGCCGTGAAGCACGACACATACCTTGGGTTTAATGAAATTGTTATCCACTCAATTTATCCATTTCGCACGGTAACGCATCACACCTACGAACGCGCACAAAGCAATAAATTTAGCGCATGGATAAAGCGCATGTTTAAACGGGAGCTAGACGCTTACGGTGATATAAATTGGTGGTCCGAGCAATCATTCTGGAAACGTCTAAAAACTTTGCGATGGTGTTTTTATTTACCACGCAAGAAAATTATAACGGTTCAAGAATATACAATGATTGCAACCATTGACGGTGAAAAAGACATCAACAATGTTTTTTTCGATGATTTTATGGAATCAGTAATGGACGGTGAATATAAAATTGTGCAGCAATCGCGTAAAAAAGCGGCATGATGGGAGAAACACAATGAGCAAATATACCATCAACACGACCAGCAAGTGTATAGATGCAATTAGCTACTTTAGTAGCATCGGCGGTAGCTACGCCACACACACGCCATATCAAGATAACGACGGCGAAAAAATCTATGCTAGTTGGACATGGTGGGCCGACGCAGACTTAAAAAAGGACGCTTTTAAAGAAGGCTATTGGCTTGACCTGATGATGGATGATGGCGATGAACTGACTGTCACCATTTACGAAACCCATGCGCCAACCAACCTAATGTATCAAGTTATGGGATATTGCAAATATCACGGGCACAGTGTGGAAGTGGATTAATGAATCTATTCCACCTACTAATCGCAATCAGCGGC